TCGTAGTGGGTCAGATTCTGAATACGTTCAAGAATAAGCTGGCGAAGCGTATCGGGAAGCGACGCCAGCGGTTTTTCCAGGGCCTGAAGGCCATCAGTTTTATTCATACAGGGTTCTCAGCGTGAAAAACAAAAATTCCCGCGCTCCGGTCAGGGAGGCGGGGGATTCACGGAGATAATATCTATCTGAATTTATTTAGAATATAAACAGGCTCATGTAACTGTAGCAGTGTCAACTTTACATCACAGCTCATGTTGGCTGGTGGTATTTTGCCAATAATAGACATTTACGCTTGGGTTTAGAGTAAGCGTTGTCTCAAAAACGTCTGGCTCTGAAACCACTATCCTGTAACTTAAGCCCCCACTTAATTTGCAGGTGGACACCTAATGCGCGCCAAAGAAAGACTTCCCCGAAAACGATATTCCCCTGAGTTTAAAATGGAACTGGTCAGGCTGGCACTTGAAAAAGAAGGAAGTGTTGCTGCGCTGGCCCGACAACATGATGTCAATGACAACCTGCTCTTTAAATGGATAAGGCTCTGGCAACGTGAAGGGCGGGTCTGCCACCCACGGAAAAACGCATCGTCGCTTCCTGCTCTCATACCCGTGCAATTTCGGGCAGAGCCATCTCCCCCAACGCCCGAACCGCCATCCTGTTCACCTCAGACTGCCTGTCACATAAAATGTCGGGGCGGAGATATAACACTGACTCATCCCTCAACTGAACTCATCACCACTGTCCTGCGCGAACTGATGCGAGGGACTGTATGATAAATCTTCCTGCAGGCACTAAAATCTGGCTGGTTGCCGGTATCACCGACATGCGCAACGGCTTCAACGGGCTGGCGGCAAAAGTGCAGACGGCACTGAAAGACGACCCGATGTCCGGCCAAGTCTTCATCTTCCGGGGCTGCAGTGGCAGTCAGGTAAAATTGCTGTGGTCTACCGGCGACAGGCTGTGTCTGCTGACCAAACGGCTGGAGCGTGGTCGCTTCGCCAGACCCGCACCCGTAAACCGTTCCCCGAATCACTCCCTCGTGACGAAAAACGGCTGTTGTCGGCGGCATCATGCTGCCCGGACTGTGGCGATTCACTGCGCTGGCTGGGTGAAGATACTGCTGAACAGCTGGAGCTGATGCGCAGCGCCTTCCGGGTTATCCGGACCGTGCGGGAAAAACACGCCTGTACAAAATGCGACGCTATCGTGCAGGCCCCCGCGCCTTCACGTCCCATCGAGCGGAGTATCGCCGGAGCGGGGCTGCTGGCCCGGGTACTGGGCTCAAAGTATGCAGAGCATACCCCGCTGTACCGCCAGTCTGAAATATATAGCCGCCAGGGTGTGGAACTGAGCCGCTCCCTCCTGTCGGGCTGGGTGGATGCATGCTGCAGGCTGCTGTCACCGCTGGAGGAGGCGCTTCGGGGCTATGTCCTGAGCGACGGCAAACTCCATGTCGATGATACCCCGGTCCAGATGCTGCTGTCGGGCAATAAGAAGACGAAGTCCGGGCGATTGTGGAAGTACGTTCGTGATGACCGCAACGCCGGGTCAGCAGTCGCACCGGCGGTGTGGTTCGCTTACAGCCCGGACAGAAAAGCCATCCACCCGCAGACCCATCTTGCCGGCTTCAGGGGAGTGCTGCAGGCGGATGCGTATGCAGGATTCAACGAGTTGTACCGCGGTGGCCAGATAACGGAAGCCGCCTGCTGGGCTCACGCCCGCCGTAAAATCCACGATGTGTACGCCCGCACGCCGTCGGCGCTGACGGAGGATGCCCTGAAGCGTATCGGCGGGTTGTATGCCATCGGGGCGGAAATAAGGGGAATGCCGGCGGAGCAACGTCTTGCTGAACGTCAGCAGAAAGCGAAACCGCTGCTGAAATCCCTGGAAAGCTGGCTGCGTGAAAAGATGAACACCCTGTCACGACACTCAGAGCTGGCGAAAGCGTTCGCGTACGCCCTTAACCAGTGGCCGGCCCTGACGCACTATGCAGGCAATGGCTGGACAGAAGCCGATAACAACATCGCTGAAAATGCGCTGCGGATGGTCAGTTTGGGGAGAAAAAACTGGCTGTTCTTCGGCTCAGACCACGGAGGTGAGCGTGTAGCGCTGATGTACAGTCTGATCGGGACGTGCAAACTAAACGGCGTGGATCCAGAAAGCTACCTTCGTCATGTGCTTGACGTCATAGCTGACTGGACAGTCAATCGGGTCAGGGTCAGCGGGGAAAACCATATTCGGTGCAACCTTAATACGTTTTAAGAAAACCAGAAATAAGAACGGAAGTTACTCACATGCGAGCGTCTCATATACCATGAATTTAGCAGTCTTTAATTGGCTGAAAATATGTATATTTTATCGAAAATATCTCAATGCTAAAATTCTCGCCATAAATACATAATAGGGCTTTCTGAAACGTGGATCTGAGACTGAATCAGCTACAGCGCTGGGTTCTATTCTGTTAAACTTACGGTCAAAAATTTCCAAGAAAACCTAGGATATGACATGAGTTCACTGCACACCAGTAGCAGCAGGGCGGTCACATGCCAATGGAGAACTGTACGCAAATGAACGCCGTAGAAATTGAGCAAGCCATCACGGATCTTGCGGAACAACCCTTTGATCCTATAGAGTTTCCTTATGCTTTTCTTGAAGCCTTTGGTAACAAGGAAACGACCATCAAACGTCTGCGCGCCGGGGCATCGAATAAGTCCGACTTGGGTGGTGTTCTTCAGACAAACAACATCCACATTCTGGCCAGTGAAGGGGGCCAAGTCACACAGATGCTGGCTGCACTTAAGGCCAGCCCGGCAACAGGCAAGGCCAAGGCGAAATTCATCCTTGCCACGGACGGCAAATACTTTGAAGCCGAGGACCTCAACAGTGGTCAGACTGTGGCTTGTGCCTTTAAAGACTTTCCCGATCACTTCGGCTTCTTTTTGCCATTGGCAGGTATCAGCACTGTTCGGCAGATCAGCGAAGACGCCTTTGACATCCGTGCTACTAGCCGTTTGAACCGCCTGTACGTCGAACTGTTAAAAGACAATCCTGAATGGGGTACTTCGGGGCGTCGTCATGACATGAACAAGTTCATGGCGCGTCTAATTTTCTGCTTTTTCGCCGAAGACACTGACATATTTATAGGCAAGGGGCGCTTTACTGACACTATTGCGCAGATGAGTGAGCGCGACGCTTCTAATTTGCACGAGGTCATCGCCACGTTGTTTCGTGCAATGAACACCCCACGCGATGAGCGAAGTGTTGTCGGTATCCCGCGTTGGGCTGCTGAGTTTCCTTATGTAAACGGCGCTCTTTTCTCGGGAAGTGAGGAGGTACCGCGCTTCAGCCGTATTGCGCGATCCTATCTTCTACATGTTGGCAATCTGGATTGGACCAAAATCAACCCAGACATATTCGGCTCGATGATTCAGGCCATTACCGAAGACGAAGAGCGTGGTGAGTTGGGAATGCATTACACTAGTGTCCCCAATATACTCAAGGTGCTTAACCCACTATTCCTCGACGAACTGCGGGCGAAACTGGATGAAGCCGGTGACAATCCGCGCATGCTGCTCAATCTGCGCAAGCGTATGGCCCGAATCCGCGTATTCGACCCAGCATGTGGATCTGGCAACTTCTTAGTGATTGCGTACAAGGAAATGCGAGCCATCGAGGCCGAGATTAATCGACGACGTGGCGAGATGGATAATGCCTCTGACATCCCTCTTACCAACTTTCGCGGGATCGAAATACGAGATTTCCCTGCGGAGATTGCCCGTCTCGCGCTAGTTATTGCTGAGTATCAGTGCGATGTGGTGTACCGGGGACTAAAACTTGCACTGGCCGAGTTTCTTCCTCTGCGTAATGATAATTGGATTACATGTGGCAACGCATTGCGGATTGATTGGTTGAGCGTTTGCCCTCCGTCCGGAATTGGCGTGAAGTTGCAGGCAGATAACCTCTTTGAGACGCCTCTCGGTCAAGCAGAGATTGGCTTTCAGAACGAAGGTGGGGAGACATACATCTGTGGTAACCCACCTTACAAAGGTAGCCAAACGCAGACTAAAGAGCAGAAAGCGGATTTGGCTTCGGTATTTGAACCTTATGGTATTTCGTCTAAACAAATCGATTATGTTGGTGGTTGGTTCATGAAAGCTGCTGCCTACGCGCAAGCCACACCAACGGATTCGGCTTTTGTTAGCACCAACTCTATCTGTCAAGGCCGAATTGTTCCTATCCTGTGGCCAGCAATTTTCAAATGTGGCTCCCACATTCGCTTCGCGCACTCCAGCTTCAAATGGACGAACCTTGCTGCACACAACGCGGGTGTAACAGTCGCTATCGTCGGCCTATCTACGGATGTGAGTAAGACAAGGCTACTTTACGACTTGGACCGCAATGGCCAAACTACTGTACGCGAGGCGACAAACATCACGCCCTATCTGAGTGTTGGTGAGGATGTTGTAGTCGAGGGCCAGCGCAAGAGCATATCGGGTCTGCCGGATATGTCTTTTGGCAACATGCCCGTCGATGGGGGAAATCTTTTGTTATCGGCGGATGACGCGGTTTCGCTCGGTTTGAGCAAGCAGGATGAAGAGACATTTCTTCGGCGCATCTATGGTTCTGCCGAGTTTATTCGCGGAGTAGTACGTAAGTGCCTCTGGATCCCTGATGTAAAATTGCCGCAAGCTTTGGAGATTGCGTCTATTCGGGGTCGGATTGATGGCGTTCGGGAAATGCGGCTCAAAAGTAAAGATGCTGGTACGAATGAGTTAGCATCACGGGCTCATCAGTTTCGCGAAATGTATCACGGTGGCAAGCACACGCTGATTCTACCGGGGGTTTCATCGGAAGGGCGCGAGTATCTTCCTGTTGGACTGATTGATAATCATTCGGTAGTCAGTAACCTCGCCTTTGCTCTCTACGACGCTCCGCTCTGGAATCTTGCGCTCATTGCATCTCGTCTACACCTGGTTTGGATCGCCACCATCTGCGGAAAATTGGAAACACGCTACCGCTACTCTAACACCCTCGGCTGGAACACCTTCCCAGTACCAAAACTCACAGAAAAAAACAAGGCTGACCTCACACGCTGCGCGGAGGACATACTTCTGGCGCGTGAGCATCATTTTCCCGCGACCATCGCGGACCTATACGATCCTGCTAACATGCCTACTGATCTGCGGGCTGCGCATGATCGCAATGATGAAGTACTGGAGCGCATCTACATCGGCCGTCGCTTTAAGAATGATACAGAGCGGCTTGAAAAGCTATTTGATCTTTATATAAAGATGGCCGCTTCTGCTGCACCGGCCAAAGGCAAGAAGCGTAAAGTGAGAACTAATGCATGAGCAACAAGATTAAATCAGTACCGTCCGTTTCCGTTACCTACTCACGCAGCGGAGCATCGACCAAGGCTAATGCTCTTGGGATGCGGCCTATGCAAGAAAGGGCCTATGAGAAGCGCGGAGAACAATATCTTCTCATCAAGTCGCCGCCCGCCTCCGGTAAGAGTCGTGCTCTGATGTTCGTCGCACTCGACAAACTCGAAAATCAAGGGATTAAACAGGCAATCATCGTTGTGCCGGAAAAATCTATCGGCGCGAGCTTCAACGATGAACCGCTATCGCAGTTTGGATTCTGGACTGATTGGCATGTCGAACCTAAGTGGAACCTGTGCAACGCGCCCGGTAACGACAACGGTGGCAAGGTAAGATCTTTTGGCTCTTTTCTTGAAAGTAGTGACAAGGTGCTTGTTTGCACACACGCAACCTTTCGCTTCGCGGTCGATGCCTACGGTATAGAAGCGTTTGACGATCGCCTGATCGCGGTCGATGAATTCCACCATGTGTCAGCTAACCCGGATAATAAGCTTGGTCAGCAGCTGGGGCAGTTTATCGCGCGGGACAAGACGCACATCGTTGCCATGACCGGATCCTACTTCCGGGGTGATGCGGAGGCCGTGTTGGCTCCTCAGGATGAGTCCAGGTTCGATACCGTCACCTACACCTACTACGAACAACTTAACGGCTACGAATACCTCAAGCAACTCGATATCGGCTACTTCTTCTACAGTGGCTCCTACGTCGATGACATCCTCAATGTACTCGATCCTGACAAGAAGACCATTATCCATATTCCCAACGTCAATTCGCGCGAGAGCACGAAGGATAAAATCAAAGAGGTGGAGCACATTCTCGGCGAGCTTGGCGATTGGCAAGGAGCGGATCCTGTGACTGGTTTTCAGCTAGTCAAATGCCTCGATGGACGCGTGTTACGTATTGCTGACCTGGTGGACCCAACCAGCCAAGGCAAGATTCAGGAAAGTCTCCGTGCTGCAGAAATGAAGACAGACCGTGATTATGTGGACATCATTATTGCACTTGGTATGGCGAAGGAAGGTTTCGACTGGATCTGGTGCGAACATGCGTTGACCGTTGGTTACCGTGCCAGCCTGACTGAGATCGTGCAGATCATCGGTCGCGCCACTCGCGACGCGCCGGGTAAAACCCGCGCAAGGTTTACTAACCTGATCGCCGAGCCGGATGCTGTAGAGGGGGCAGTCACCGAGGCAGTCAACGATACCTTGAAAGCCATCGCGGCAAGCCTGCTGATGGAGCAAGTATTGGCTCCGCGCTTCGAGTTCAAGCCTAAGAACCCAGAAAGCGGCCCGACCCCAGGTTTTGATTATGGTGAAGGAGGGTATGACCCGGATAACTGCAATTTTGGTGTTAATGAGCAGACAGGGACGTATCAAATCGAGATTAAGGGACTTGCCGAGCCCAGGAGCAAAGAGGCGGCACGCATCTGCCAGGAAGATTTAAATGAAGTGATCGCGGCTTTTGTGCAAGATAAGCCCGCCATCGAACGTGGACTGTTCGACGAAGAGCTCATTCCTGAAGAATTAACACAGGTTCGTATGGGGAAGATCATCAAAGAAAAGTACCCTGAACTTGGCGCTGAAGATCAGGAGGCTGTGCGTCAGCACGCTATTGCCGCCCTTAATCTCACGCAGCAGGCTAAGCGTATTGTCAACGGCGAGAACGATGGGACGCTCAATACTGCCCTTATTGACGGAGTGCGTCGCTTTGCGATGGACGTACGCGATTTAGACATAGATCTTATCGACCGCATCAATCCCTTTGGTGAAGCCTACGCCATCCTTGCTAAGACAATGAGCGAAGATAGCTTGAAGCAGGTCGCGGCGGCCATCTCGGCCAAGCGTACCTCGATCACGCCTGAAGATGCCAAAGTGATCGCCAAGCGTGCTGCTGAATTCAAACGTGAACGTGGACGCCTCCCATCGTTAACTTCGCCGGATGCCTGGGAAAAGCACCTTGCAGAAGGTGCAGCCGCGTTTATGCGTTTTAGGGCGGAGGGACATTATGAGTAATTCTGATTTAGACGATTTGGCGGCAGAACTTGCCGAATTTGCACCACCGGAGAAGAAAAAAGGACGTCCAGCCAGCGAGGAACGCATCATCGCAGGTTTTGAGGAAATCCAGCGCTTCGCTGACCAACATGGACGTGCGCCGCAACACGGCGAAGATCGTGAGATCTTCGAGCGCCTCTATGCAGTGCGGCTCGACCGGCTACGCAGTCTCCCAGACTGCCGTGCCTTGCTAGAGCCGCTGGATCATCAGGGCTTGTTGGCCGGAGGGGGGGAGGGAGCGGAGTCAGCGGACGAATTTATCGATATCGATAATTTGGCTGCCGAACTGGCGGATGTTACCAGCGAGGACGATATCACAGTCTTGCGTCATGTTCGTGCTAGCTCCGAAAAGCGTGCTGTACAAGGGATCGCGGATCGCAAGCCGTGCGAGGATTTTGATACATTCAAACCGCTATTTGAACAGGTGCGCAGTGATCTAAGTTCAGGGTTAAGAGTGACCCGACCTTTTGGACAGTATGCAACGATTGAAGTGGGCCATTGGTTCATCCTGGATGGTCAAACGGCTTATGTGGCTGAGGAAGGTGAAGAGTTCGATTCGCCACAGGGGAAGAAAGATGCTCGACTGCGTGTCATTTACTCGAATGGTACGGAAAGCAACCTACTTCGGCTGTCACTGGTTCGTGCTTTGTATAAAGACGAAACAGCACGCCGAATTACCGATCCAGACATGGGGCCTTTATTCAGCGATGCTCTAGAAGAGAGCGATCTAGAAAGTGGCACCATTTATGTGTTGCGTTCGCTATCTGATAACCCTTATGTAGCTGAACATCGTGATGTCATTCACAAGATTGGAGTGACTGGCGGCAAAGTAGAGGCGCGTATTGCCAATGCGGAACACGATTCCACCTATCTGTTAGCGAAGGTCGAGGTAGTAGCTTCATACAAGCTTGCAGGCATCAACCGCACCCGGATGGAAAACCTGTTTCACAGGTTGTTTGCACCCGCAAGGCTTAACATTACCATTAACGACCGTTTCGGCCATCCAGTACAGCCCGAGGAATGGTTTCTCGTTCCGTTATTCGTTATCGATGAGGCTGTTGCACGTATTAAGGATGGTAGCATCATTGGGTATGTTTATGACCCCATGTCTGCGAAACTGGTGAAGGCATAGTGAAGTGACACACCGAATTTGGCCACCTGTTCTGAGGTGATATACTCACCTCAGAACAGCACAGGAAAAAAGATACTGATTTGAATGTGCCTATACTTTGCGATGTGAGGATCAATGAATAGTAACCTGACCAAGATATGTTACCGTGGTGAGACTGGTGAAAGTGATCTAAGAACATTGATACTTGGTGAGATTCTATATATCTCACTACGAGATGTTTTAATCACGCTGAATAAAGAAAATAGAGAAATCAACGCTGATTACACAGTAAAATCGATGGCTGGAATAATCAGGGCGCAATTACAGGCTCTTGACCCCGATGAGTATATTACTACAGATGCTGAAAATGGTGTTTTTGAAGGTCAGAAAGAGATCTTCGTCACCCAACCAGGTTTGTATCGAGTTATGTCGAGTGACCGAAGCGCGGCTGGTAAGCGCTTTCAAAAATGGTTATTCCATGAGGTCATACCATCGTTGACTAAACATGGAGTATATCCACCACCGCCAGAAGCAAAAGGATCTGCCCTCGCGCAAATGGCTGAAATATTGGCCCAAAACTCACGAGCACTTGCTGATGCTATCCACAGACATGAAAAATTGGTGGAAGACGTCTCACAGGTGAAAGGCAAGGTTGCCGATGTTGAAAACCGTTTGAACCTCCTAGAATCCAGTCCTTCAATTGTCAATGAGGATATGCAATCCCTTGATAGCCGCCTCGCTTTTTTGGACATTAGCATGGAAGAAAAGCATGCCGCCGAAACATTAGCTTGGTGCGAGAACATTTCTGTGCAAAAAAACAGGAAGGTGATTCGCAAGGACTGTAGGGAAAACTCGCTCTTTACAACACAGACTATCGACGAAGCAATCGCTATCATGACTGAAAGTGGAAAAATCACACCAAATTGAAGATCCTGGGGGCAGGTTATCTGCTGGTTATATTATTGAACTCTGACGTAAAATAGGCCTTCCCACAAAGAGAAGGCCATTGCCGACTTACAGATCGATTTGGCTACAGCCGAAGTTACGGTCTCCTTCACCAAACACTTTGCTTTCGACTTTGGTGAGGTAATCCAGTCGGGTTAACAGCGCTTGGTAGTTATGCTGGAAGTCAGCATTATTGGTATCCAGCACGTACTTACAGTTATCAGGAAAATGGACCAGACCTGGGTGATCGTCTCTCTCCAGTCTCAGGGCGCTGTACCACGCTCCCGTAATCATCCCTCTCAGGTTATCGTGCTGATCGTAATCCCCGAGGTGGTAGTAAGCGTCTTTGTTGAACAACAGGCAAATGTGATAGTGGCATTTACCTGATTCAGAATACTCTTTCGCCCATATAATAAATAAAGGGCAACGGTAGATGCGTTTACCTTCACGCTCCTTACGGGTACGGTCAGCCTCCAGTTTAGCTCTGAGGGAATCACGCATTCGGGATATCACCCCTGGTTCAAGATTAGGGAAACAGCAGATATTGTCTCCGTTATCGACTATCTTCGGATAATGCAGATCGACACGTACCGCCGTTAACCTGGGGTAACGGTTAGTCAAATAACATAATAATTTTTTAATCTTGATCTGATATTCGAGGATATGTACTCCATGAGTACCTTGATATGTTTTCATAATATATACCTGTATTTGGTCCTACGGTCTATAGCAGACCGTACAGGGATGCCATACAGGCAGGGCTATTCCTGGTCACTGTTGTCGGTATATACTGGTATCAGATCTTAGTACGGATATACTGATCTGATTACTACTCTTACTGGTGAATACAGGTAGTAAGAGTACACAATGCCATTATAATACCTATCCAACATCTAAATTTGAGACGAAGGTAGCCCCAGCCTGTGATGGCTGTTAAAAAGTTACTCTGCAATTAGCTTCTGGAATTAACCGATGATTCCGTTATTCCAGTGCCGCTTCACAGTCGATAAACTGATACTCAATTTCTTTGCAATCTCAGCCTGAGTAAATCCACCTTTCTTAAGTATTGTGATATCACGTCGGTATTTGCTTCCCTCCTTTCGTCCTAATTTCTTCTTAACATGTCGATATCGGCTTTTAGTTGATTTCAGATTGTGAATGTCAATCGTATCCTGACGAGCAATCAAAAAAGACAAGCAACTTTCAGCAGAAGGCTCTATCCTTGAAGCTGGATGGTAGCTGTAGATAAACATTTCTTTTTGAAGGCAAAAAAATAAAATATTCTGTAAGTCCTCCACAGTTCTGCCAAGACAGCTTAGATCTGGAATGACAAGCGTGTCCTGCCGGTTCATTTCATGATGAATCAATTGTCTGAGTAAACGTTGCTCTGAAACAACCTCTTTAATATCTACCTGCTCGATCACAACATGTTCAGGTAGAATATTAAATTTTTGGCATATCTCAGCAAGTGAGTGATGATCTGTAATGCTTTCTTGCTGTTCGCTACTGCATATGGTGTAAAAAAATGAACGCATCTGATGCACTCCGGTGTCATAAATTATTTTTTGATACCTGAATAATGTTATTTTGTATAAAAAATAACCAAAAATAGAGCGTGATTGCCAGCGATACTTTGAGTGGTAAAGTAGTATTTTACCTCTCATAATTGTTTGTCCTTCTTTGTTACCTCTTAGGTTCTGCTCTCCTGTGAGTATGGGTTTATAATGATGTCATCCGGTGCATTAACACGGTTGGAAACATCTGTTTTACGGATCACTGGCAGCATAACCACCATCTCATTGACATGGTAAATATCAATCCAACAAACAACCGGATAAGGCATAACAATCCCCTTTCTTCTAAGAACTTCATTTATCCCGAATATAATTAATTGGGATGTTGACAAGAGTAGAGTCTGCCCGACATCAAAGTAATAATCCTCAAAGGTTGTTCTATGAATAAGAATAATGTTTGAATATCCTGAGACACTTTGATGCTTTACATTAAAATGTCGTTGATTGTAAATGTAAATGGCTTTTTCCATATCGTAATTTTCCCTCAGCGAGGATAGCCTTTCACGTATAACTGTTTTTTCATCTTTCCCCATGAATTCATCATTAGCGTTCAGTTGAAAGTAATCTGCAATGGGGATTTTTAATGGACTCATGATGTTCGTTTTCCAGATTAACGAACAGTACTCTTCCAGAGTTACTTCTGTTTTACCTCGGCTTCGATTGATGCTTTCTTTTATAGAGAACTTTAACAGGTCATTTTTTATTTCATTTATTGACCAGTTATGACGATTGCATTTTTCTAATATAGGGATAGCCAAATCCACAACTTCCGCTATTACGGAAGAGTGAGATTTATTTGTTAGTCTGGCATAATGATCAATTACTCCTAATGAAGATTGATTTTTGAACGTGACTGAGTGTTTTTTTATGGGAGTAGTCTGTACTACCTGTGACTCATTGTTTTTGCCTTGACAAGGTTTTTTTCCTGGTAGAACGCTGCTCATCTCAAAATTAGTAACACTATTAGACATTTTTAAGGAAACCTCTTTGTTATCTCAATATAAAACTACTATCTGAAATTTCTCAGTGTTGCCCCATTTTTCTCGGGGCAACATCGCTATAAATCAATAAAATTAAATCTGTAATTTATTACAGACTTTCTCGTACAGAAAATGTATCTATAAAATCGAGGACATCTTTACGTAACCAGTAATGGCGGCCATTGATTTGTTTTGGGCGAGGTAGCCCCTCAGGCAATTTGTCCTGACAAAGCCATTTACGAATGGTTTGAGATTTGTAGCTAATGATTTTAGCTAACTCAGCTGTTGAAATGAGCTGTGATTGAGATGTATCCGGGAGTTTGAATGCGCTCATTTTGCCACCTCAGTGATTGAGATATTGGCAAAGAAAGCTTTAAGCATTATTGAATTAGTAGGGGTAGTAATGAAGGCAGAAGGAAACGTTTCGGGCTCGGGGTCGGGGTCACTACCATCACCTGAATCTGATGATAAGGCACTTTTAGCTGATTTAGCCGTACTGTGATGCGATCTGGATGCCTGATTTTTACATGACATCAGACGCGCGAGAAAGTTAGTAGCATTTTGCATTCTTTGTTTAAGATGTAAAATTTTCAGTTTGGCGCATGCGACAGACTTGCGAAGAGCTGAGTATGTTCCTTTGAGATACTCGACAACCTCTTCCATGGACGCAGGATCGTTAAAGGATTGAGTTGTTTTACTTGAATTAATACACCAGCGAGCTCTGATAGCTGCCAGAGTGGGTTCTATGGATACAGTTGCTGGGGTTGCCATTGGCTTATCTCCTGTGTAGTTGCTGTATCATTGACTAAACTGTGTATTACGATACATGAAAATCTATCTTGATCAATAGTTGATGATATTTTGTAATATGTTGATTTTTAATGGAATCAACGCATATCAACGTTGTTTTTTATGGTAATACCTGCTTCATTTAAGATCCATGTCTCAATTTTCTCGTGCCATTTTCGTAACAGATCTAACGGACGACGGCGATAGTGTTTTTCGGCAAGAGCGCTGGGTTTGTGTCCCATAATTTGAGCAACAATACCAGTGGGAACTTCAACCCACTCGGCCAAAGTACCAAAACTACGACGTAAACCGTGAAGGCTGATATGTGGTAACTCAGCCAGCACTAACGCTCTGTTGTGCGCTGAACGCGGCTCAATAATTTTGCCACTTTTACTGTTACTTCTGAAAACCCAACCCTCCTTATTTACGTCAGAATTTGGGGATTGCGCTAGTACATTTAACAATTCAGAAACATAAGGAGTGAGAGGGATGATACGTTCACCTTCGATCTTGTCTTTAATTCGCATGCTTGACCATTTGAAATCTACGTCTGACCAGCGAAGCGACGCAATTTCTTCACGCCGAGCACCAGTGAGCAAAAGTACTTGGAGATAGGCCGATGCAATAGGATTATTGAGGCTACGCACGGCACTAAACCAGCTTTTTAGTTGTTCCTTTTGCAGGCAATCATCAGCTTTACTCGCTGACACGGGAACCATTTTTCTTACGTTGTAATCTTGTGCCAGATCGCCAGGAATGATCCCTTGATATTTTTTCTGATAATTACTCCATTTGATGAAAGCACGTAGTAGGCGATAAGCGTGAGCAGTGACGGTAGGTCTATTTTGCCTTTCTGTACTCAGCCACGCTGCTATGTAATCTGGGGTTAGCTCCGATAACGGCAGGTTGAGCAAACTAGCCAATGGTCCAGCCGAAGTCGGGCCTTGGCCTCTTTTTTTACTTTCGCCTCCACGACTGGACAAGTTAATGTGATCGGCAATGTATCGAGTAGAATATGGGCGTTTAGTTTTTGCACTGATACCGGTTCTCAATTCTTGAAGATAGTCTTCCCAGGCGACGGAGAAAGTCACTTTTGTTTTACGTGATTCTGCCTGCAGGGATTCTGCTTCTGCGATTTTTACAGCCTTAGCAACTCGTGGATCTATCCCTGTATCGATCAATGTTTGTATCCGTCTTGCCTCGGCTCTCGCATCATCAATCTTCCAGTCGTTAATATTGCCAATAGTCATGCGAAGGGTTTTCCCCGCATATACGCTTTGGAATACAAAGGCTTTTGCTCCGCTAGTTGCTCGGCATGCCAGGGTTGTTACATCTGCATCCCAAAGAAAAGTTTGTTTTTTCCCTTCCGGTAAGGTGAATCTGCGAAGTCTTTCGAAGGTAAATTTTTGTCTTGAAAGCGCCAT